CCACAGGAGGTTGCAGAAGTTTTGCGTAGACTAAATGGTGTACCGGATAATGCAGATGATATGTCAATTGGTGGTAAACAACGTGAGATTCTTTCTAGAAGACTTCCTAAGTAATTGATTTAAATTTTCTGAGTGCATCAGATGCAGCTAATTGTTCACCATGTTTCTTTGTTGTAGATGATCCTGTACCAATTTGATTACCTTGGTTATCAACTGCAGCCATTGTGAAACCGCCATCTGAAGATATCATTTTGTATGTTGGAGTATAGTGGAAGTTGGTTTGGCAGTATTTTTGTAATTGGTCCTTGAAATTTGAGTCATTTAATAGAATTTTTGGGATATCTATATATTTCTCAATGAGGCCAATAATGAATGGATAGATAACTTGAAAATTATAGTTGCAATCGAGCCAAAGTGCACCAATAAAAGCTTCAAGAATATCTCCAAGTTTTTTGGTGTTTGTCCTGCCTGAGCAGGCTTCCTCATTGTGCTTTGATATTATGTAGAATTCATTAAGACCAATCTTTTGAGTGAGGATACCAAGCATAGAATTACAAACTAGATCTTTTCTGAGATTAGTAAGGAAACCTTCCTGCTGTGTGGGGAAACGACGAGAAAGATAGGTAGCAACTGCTGCTCCTAATACAGAATCTCCTAGATGCTCTAGCCTTTCGTAAGAATCAGAAAACAACTCAAGACAATCTGCTGGTTTGGTAGCAAGACTAGCAGATTCTCCCGTTGGCGTCGTATATTCATTCCTCCTAACATAGGAAGAATGTATCATAGCGTTCTGAAATAATGAAACATTTGATATCCTATGATTGCAGTTATGCCTTTGTAGTATTTCCTGTATATCATCCAGCTGCAAAAGTTTGTTTTTCGGGTTATAGGGGTTGTATTCCATTTATAGTTAAAAAATACTTTGAATGGTTAAGTCCGTTTTATCGAACCTCAAGTTTAATATCATCAATCTTTGCATCTCTGTTGAGACGGAGATTGATAAACCTGTAGCAGTCCATTGCGTCCTCTTCACGTCCAAAGTGTTCAAGTAAGTATAGTCTTAGTCTAGCGGAAGAAAGTGAAGGAACATTCTTTGTTTGCCTCTTAATTTTGATAGTGTGACCATCGGGTAGGCTTAGCTCGTTAACTGCATTGTAAGTTGGGTTCCTTATAATATTAGATAGTTCATCTTCAATCATAGACCTCTCAACTCTCAATGCACGTACACGTTCATTTAATTGTTCTAGTTCACCATTCTTTTCTACAAGCCGCCTTGATACAGCACGCAGATCTTCTAGAGTAGTCATCTTTCTTATTCTGTATTTTGGTTTTCAGTTTCCATTTTTGATTGAATTTTTGCGAGTAATTCATATGCCCCCAATAGTACTGAATGTATAGATTCGTTTATATGTTGAAGTTGCTGCCAAGATTGTGCACCCTCTTTCTCTTGCTCCAGTTGTCTTAGCAGAACAAGACTCCTCTTGAAGTTCTCCATATCTTCATCCATTTTTATAACAAAAAGAATATCTATGTCCTCTTCCGTTTTAGAGGTTGGAATACTTCCCATGTTTCGTGGTGATCTGGTAAGCACCCCCCATAATGTGCCAATTGATTTGGCTGATCGTCCTTGCATCCTGGACAGTTTTTTCTCCTTTTCTCGATCACCTTAAGGTGTATTCTTTTAAGGAGCACACTGTAATGATCGCTTAGAGATGGCATTTTTTGTAATCAAACTTGTAATTTAAATTCCGTTTTATAATCAAATATGTTTGGTGAGGATGAAATTGAAAATCTCAGAAAACATGTGAATAGCAAATACAAAACAGATATAAAAGCAGGAAGATCAGAAGTTGTATGGAAAAATATACAGGAGGTATTTAGTTCCAAATGTAGGAGGGGAAAAACTGAATGCATAATAGGCCATATGATAAACCGGCCTAAGGCTCCGAACTCTTGGATACACAATCATACTGAGTGGCTATCAGATTCTGATATTACTAAGGTTGAGCATAATTATGAGAAATTATTTAAGGGATATAAGTTTTTAGGCTGTGTATCTATAGATTTTGATTTGAGGAGTGAAACTGGGAAGTGTATAGTTGATGCTTTATGTTCAATAAAGCTGCATGATTTGTATAAGAAAGGTTATAGGCAAATGGGTATTGTAATTAATACAGATGTGCATACTGGGCCAGGTGAGCACTGGGTTGCATTATTTTGTGATATTAGCCCTGAACTAGAGAATCCAAGAGTCACGTATTTTGATTCGTATGCTAGACATCCGGAGAAGGAAATAAAGACATTAATGAGAAGGTGGAGAGATGAGTGGTTGAAAGTGGGAATTCACAGTAAGCCTATGGAGACTGATTATAATACAACAAGGCATCAGTTTAAGGATTCTGAATGTGGTATGTATTGTATATATTTTCATTACTGTTGCCTCAACAATATTCCTATGGATGTTTCAATTCCTGATGAGGTTATAAATTCATTTAGAAATGTTCTTTTTAACATTAAATAATAAGGATGCAATTGGAATACATAGCATATGGATTGTTTGGAGTAGTAGGATTTGGTCTAATAATTTATGGTATCTTTTGGTTTACCTCTGGAAGCAAAGAAATGTCTGAGGCTAATGCTGCCTTAAATATGTCTACCTATAAGGCAGTTACTGATTTAGTGCCGTTTGGCTATGGTACTGATGACCTAAAGTTTTGTGATTACTACATAGCATCATCTTGCTATACAATCTTTCCAGGTTCAAACGTGAATGATTATGTATCTGATGGAATTATTCCTTTGGTAATTAAAGCAGGAGCTAGGTTGATTGAATTGGATGTATATGCTGGTGACCAGGATAAACCAGTTGTTGGTTTGAAGAATCAGGCACTCGGATATGACTACGCAAAGAATTCGGTTCCTTTTGAGAAGTGCTGTGTAGCGATTGCTAATACTGCATTTAACAAGATTGAGACCCCCCTAGCAAGTGATCCATTCATATTAAGCTTGGTTTTTCATACTGATAAGACTACAACTATGGCTGCTACTGCTGAGGTAATGAAGACAACACTTCTGAAGTTTATGTTGGGTCCCGAATATGCTTTTCATAGTAAGGATTTGGCACAGGAGCCAATGAGTAAGATGGCTGGAAAGTTGATTCTTGTATCTGGTGGGAACATTAAGGGGACACCCGCAATAGAGGAGTTAGTTAACCTTTCTTGGTCAACATCATCTTTGCGTAGATTAACATACATGCAGGCTTCTCAACCATATGACCATGAGGAGCTGATAGAATCAAATAGGAAGACAATTTGTATGGTTGTCCCAGATCCAGAACCAGATTTGAAAAATAACAATCCAACAATCTTGTTCTCATATGGTTGCCAATGGAACCTAATGAATTATGGATCACTTGATAGTATGATGGAACTGTATATCGAGCAGTTCCAGCAAGGAAGTATAGTAGTGAAGCCTGAAAATCTAAGATTTAAGCCAGTCGAGCTCAAGACACCTAAGATGCCAGCTCCAGCAACGCATTCCTTCCAACCTATGTCAAAGAGTTCACCAGTTTATGATACTAATGCTGATGGTGATAAGGCTATTATTATTTAATTTCTTGCGTTTGAATAAAATGTCTAAGTGGTTGACTCATGTAAAGAAGACGATGAGGCAGATGAAGGGTCAGAAGAAGAGTTTGGGTAAGAAGTGGTTTTCTACTGTGCTGAAGAGTGCAAAGAAAACCTACAAGAAGAAAAAGGGTGGTGCAGAAGAGGAGTCTGAGTCTGATTCTGAGACTGTTTCTGACACTGCAGCAGAGACTGACACCCCTAAAGTTGATGAGGAGATGGGAGGTCGTCGCAGGAGACACAAAACCCAAAGACGTCGGAGATAAAAAAAATGAGTATAATGTATAAGATAAATGGCAGGAGGTTTACTACAACTTGTAGCATACGGAGCACAAGACGCATATTTGTCTGGGAATCCCCAGATTACGTTTTGGAAAGGGTTGTTCAAGCGCCATACTAACTTTGCGATGGAACCATTTAGGATAAATTTTAATGGAGGTTCTCAGTGGGGAACAAAGCAGACCGCAATTGTTGCCCGTCATGCTGACCTTATGTACTCAAGCTATATCGAGGTTACCCTACCCAGGATTGACTCTACTACTACTGCCTACCTTTACAACAACGACCAAGGCGCACTCGGTTTCAACTTGCTAAAGTACGTAGAGCTTGATATCGGTGGTCAAATTATTGACAGGCAGTATGCTGAGTTCATGTATTTGTGGTCTATTTTGTCTAATGATACTACGAAGCTAGAGAAGACAAAATCAATGCTATCAGGAGTATGTGAGTCAGCTGGTGGTTCATCTGCATTGAGAAATGGAGTTGGTTGTGGAACTACTGGGCGCCAGAGGATCCCTAACGTAATCTATATCCCCCTAAACTTCTTTTTCTGCAAGACTCCTGGGGCTGCACTGCCTCTGATTGCCCTTCAGTACCACGAGGTTAAGATTAATCTTTACTGGAATGACCCTGAATTCATCGCAGGAAACTTCAATAACCCCGCATCCGGTGGTGGTTCTGGAACAACTTATCTACCTCAGATTTCCTCTGCTGCCCTCTACATTGACTACATCTTCCTTGATACTGAGGAAAGGCGCCGTATGGCCCAGGCCTCTCACGAGTACCTGATTGAGCAGCTCCAGTACAATGAGGACAAGGGTATCGTAGCATCCAACAATCGCATTGATCTAACTTTCAACCACCCAGTAAAGGAGCTTGTGTGGGTATGTCAGCCATCTCGTTACAGGAACTGTAAGCTGATGACTTCAACCTTTCCAGTTGTATACACAAACGTCCCTGCATTTACCTTCTCAGGTACTGGTTCAGGTGCAGCCTACACTGTAACTATTACATCTTCTACCACATACGTGCTAACTCTAACAACCAGAGGTGCTGGCTATACATTTACTGGTCCAAATACCTCTCAGCTAGTTATTACTGGTCCCTTCATTGGTGGAGTAGCTGGTCAGAACGATATTAACTTTCAACCTGCAGATGCAGTTGGTACATTTGGTGCTAACATTCCAACTCCTAACACCCTAGAGATTAACAACCGTCTACTGCCATTTACCTACGATCAGGACCCTATCTTCCAGCAGTGGATCCAGTTTAATGGACAGGACCGCTTGGACTACCGCTATGGTAACTACTTTAACAAGGTACAGCCCTACCAGCACCACACTGGTAGCTTGACTATAAGTCCCGCTACTCAGGGTGTATATTGCTACTCATTTGCCCTGAAGCCCGAGGAGCACCAACCATCCGGAACATGCAACTTCTCTCGTATTGATA